CTCCTCGTCCATACCGGCGGCGCCTTTCCGCAGAAAGTCGTTGATGATCTTCATGCCGGCGGCGTGGCCCTTGTCCTTTACCTTCGCCATCAAATCGCCGCCCAATGCGGCCATGTGACCGCTTTTGGCATACGCTTGTGCTTCGGCTTTGTTCATAAGCCCGCCTTCGACCGCGGCTTTGAGTTTCGCCGCCAGCCCGACCGCCGCCGCGTCCGCAACTTCCGTTCCGCCAAGACCGCCTTTGTGCATTTGCTCAATGTCGGAAAGCATACTAACGACTTCAGCCTTGACTTGAGCAATCTGCTCCTTGCGATCTCGCTCGATGGCGATGTTCGAAAGCTGGTTCCGAACGCCATCACTGATTGCCTTCGCCTTGACGGCAATCTCGCCTTTAATGTCAGCACCGGCGCTATCGATGATCGGCTGAATGAACTCAGGAACGAACGCTTCCTCGAATTTTGAGACCGCATCCGGATCGTTTTGGTGCTCGACCAGAAATTCCTGGGCTTGGCTCCGAATGCTTGTGTTGGCCGCGCTTGCCGCTGCGGTGCGCTGCGCCACAAGATAGGACTCGTTGAAGTACCGACCGGCATCGGGGAGGGGGTCGCGGGTGATGGTCCCGTCCGGATTGATAACGATGGAGTTTTCGCCTTGCAGCTTGCCTTCTTTCTGCGCGTCCTCGGCGGCGCGGGAGAAAAGCTGGTCAGCCTGGGAGGCGAAGAAATCCGCAGCCGCGTTCAGCCCCTCCGCAGCCGCGTCATATTCATTGCTCTGCGAAACCCCTCGAACCTGAATGTTCGTCTGCTTATCGAACCGCTTGAAGGCCATTACGGTTTCCTTGTGTCGAGAAAGTTACGCGCGCCGCTTACAACTGCGCCAGCAGCCTTGAGCCCGCCAGAAAGCATGGACGCTTTTGCTCGGGCGCCAGCCGCGCGGGATTGAATGTCAAACTGATTGCCTTGGGAGATTGCATTCACCCGGATATTGGCAACTTCTTCTTCGAACAGGTTTTGCTGCTCGCCAAGGAAAGCCAGGAACGAGCGGGACTTGCTGACGTCATAGCCGCTTGCCGCCGCCTTCGCCTTCGCCGCGGCCACAACCGAGCGGTGCCGGCGCTGCGCATCGACCTCGAGGTTGAGCGCTTGAAGCCGCGCCAGGCGCTTCTGTTCCTCGATCTGCTGTTGCTGGTATTGCGCTGCAACCGAGGCCTGTTTTCCGACAGCAAGGCTTGTCAGCGCAGAAAGTCCAGCCGCTGCGATCCCAAGGTTGGGAGATGAGAAAAGGCTTTTAAAGCTGAACCCGCTAGAAGCGGCGCCAGAAGCGGCGCCAGAAGCAGCGCCAGAAGCAGCGGCACCGCCAGCAGCGGCGGGGCCAAGAAAATACGCGCCAGCCGCAACGGCGGCAATCGGAAGCGCAACTTTCGCAACCTTTCCCATCAGGCGGATACCTCCAAATACAGCCCGCGCAGCCCGAGCGGCAGCGGCGTGGTCTGGTTGATGACAACAGTGGGATCGAGCGACCAACCGAGCATGAAGAACTGGTAGTCCCCCTCCGCCGCCGTCGGGGCGATGGAGAAGTCCTGATTGCTTTGCGTCAGGATCAATTCGTTGCCGGAAAGGGAAAGAGATTGCGTGCCGATGATGCTGGCTACGACGCGGCTGATTCGCTTCTTCTCGCCGGTAACGGCCCCCCTTTTCCCAAGCACGGCATCGACGGGCATGGTTTCGACTTCCAGCGTATAGTTCAGCCCAATGTCGATGTTCGACACATATTCGTCGGTGGTGATGTTGCCCGAGCCGTCGGAAGTGTAGGAGCCGACGTATTGACTTGCCGTATTCGTCGTCGCGTAGGTCACGGTCGAAGGCAGATGCGCCGCCTGAAAGGTCTTTGCCACGCGGACACAGCTCACATCATCGATGCTGCCAACGAAATCGCTGTCTGCGCGGAACTGGATATTCGATCCCGTCGAAGCCGTGATGTACTGGATATAGGTGCCGTCGGCGGTCTCTGCCGTCCCGGCCCCATCAGCAACGCGCGGCGTAATCGACCCGGCGGTGACATTGGAAAGGGTGAACTTGACGCGGTAGATGTAGCCGCTGGGGGTCGATACCGCCTGCTCAAGATCGCTCGAGGAAACTTGTGTTCCGTCACAGTCCGCCGTGTTGCTGTCAGACCCATCAATCGTCCAGCCGGTGCCTTTTGTCCAACTGGCATCCGTGGTGAAGGCGCCGTTGGTCGTCAGCTCGGTCGAATAGTCGACCTGGGCCGCGGCATCAACGGTGACATCCCAATCGAATTGCTCCAACCAGTAGACCGTAGACCCATTGATCGTGCGCTTGGTCGCTGCGAATAGCGATGTGCCGGCGGAGGTGATGCTTTCGAAATCGCCATCCGTGTTCCATTGCACCCACCCCGCCAGGTCTTCGTTCCGCACGGAGTGAAAGACGGCTACCGTGCCGTCCGTGTCAGTGGCGGCGCCGGTGTTCTCGTTGACGAAAAACGCATACTGCTCAGGAGAGGTTGCCGTGCCAAGGAGCACCGCGCTATCAACGCCGCTGTTAATCAAGTGGTTCGATAGGAACGATACCGCGTTCGATGTATAGGCCTGTTCGGTATCCACCCAGACGTATTCGCGGATGACCTTGCCGGTTTTTTGCAGGAACAGGGTAGCGCCATCGAACTTGACCGGGTTCACCTTTTGGCCGCTGCCATAGGGCGTCTGCGGGATGAACCGAATGTTCGTTGGCGTAATCGGGCTGCTCGTTGATTGCGGCACGAACAGCTCGCCATCGTTTGTGAAAAGCTGCAAGTTGCGGGTGGCTACGAGATGACGGATTTCACCGCCGCCGGCAACGCTCGCGTCGATGGCCTCATCGTCCTGCGCAGTGCCAACGTCGAAATTAAAAAAGGCGCTGGTCTTCGAGCTCCAAAAGCCATCGGGGCGGCTGGTCGAGCCGGCCATGTAAAGCCGCTGGTCATGGAATGTGCCGCAACGCGGGTGGCCGCGCACGGTGGAGAATGCCGCTTCGTCCCAATCGGCGCTGGCGCTGGTGCCGCCAAGGGTCTCGCGGATATCAATCGTCCCGTTCTGCGCGTCGGTAACGCTGGCGATTGTGACTTCCTTTCCGCCATAGCGGAAGATAACGCCGACATGATTTGCATCAAGGACATTGGCCGAGAAGGAGACAGCAACGCCGCTGCCGGTTGTTGCCGCAGGCGTCATGGTTACGCTGTCGGCAACGAACTTGAAATAAGGCTGGTAGCGCGGCGCACCGGAGGAGTGCTCCTCGAATGCGAAATCGGCAATACTGAAGGTTGTCGCGCTATCGCGCGTCACCTGGCGGGGCCAGTGGTCTTTGTGGAAGATGATGATCGTGTCGCCGCTGATGGCAAGCGTCAGCTCCTTCGACTCCGCCGCCGTCCACGCCTCTCCGGTGATCGCCGTCAATGCAGACCCGCTGCTGTCGTATGTCAGGAGCTTGGTGTTCTGAAACGCCAAAACGTAATCCTGGCCGTCAGTGTAGGAGTATTCATGCAGCACAGAGGACGCGCCCAGGTCTGCCTTGTAGACAGTGCCCGGGCGGCGGCGAAGACCGCCTTGGGCGTACAAGGCGACATTCCGAGCTTTGCGCCCGCCTTTGAAATAGGCCTTAACGTCGGTTCGCATCCGCATCAACGGATCGAGCTCGCCGGCGGAAAAGGATGTCTGTAACGTCCGGAGGTTGCTGCTCAGGTCGAGTGCGTCGGCCATTTAGCTCCTCCGGACATCTACCAGCGAGGAAGTCCTTACGTTCTTGGCCGTCTGCGAGGACGATTCCGCCCAACGGGCGTGCCTGTAGGCAAGCTCGGCCTGATTGGCGTAATAGGTGGCAATGTCGCCCTTTTGCGCCAGGGAGCCCGCGAATATGGAAGCGAGATCAAGGGTGACGGCCTTCACGAAGTGCGGTGGCCAATACTGCTCTTTGACGTAGTAGGTGTAGTCCGCGACTACGGTATCGTCCGCAGTGGCGTTGCAGTAGATCTTGTCTTCGTACCGATCATATTTAATCGGTCTGTCGAGGATCGTTACCGCGTGAAGAAGCAGGATGCGCGGGCTGGTCGGCATCTGGTAGGCCGCGTCCCATCGTGCAACCGGCGCCGCGGCCAATCGGGAAAGCTGTTGCTGGCCGCTTGAAAAGCGCCAGCGGGTTCTGGTCAGGGCCGCTTCGACCACCATTTCATAGGTGCTGTTCGCAACTTTCGCCTCGTTCGAATCGTCAGCGAAAGAGGCGAATTGCTGGCCGCCAATCATATGCATGGCGCGTGACGCAATGGTGACGTCAGTTGTAGCCATTAAAAACCCTCATCTGCGGCAATAGCGTGAAGGGAGGGGGCCCCGAGGAATGAAAAGCCCCCTCCCTCCAGCAACCGAGGTTAGTCGGTGTCGGTCGAGCTGATCGTGGTGCCCGTAACCATGTCGACGGTGGTGCCGTCATTGGACCCGACATAGGTCATCGTGATTGCCGGGGTGGTCGAATCGATCACCAAAACAACGTCGTTGGCCTGGAGCATGTTCACCGCATCGCCAGTGAAGTAGCCCGAGGTATCGACGGTGGCGATGGTGTCCGTGGTCTGATAGACCCACAGACTCCAACCGCCGGAAGTGGCGATCATGCCGAGGCCTGAAGCTGCGAAAGCCATGTGTCAGTCTCCTTTTTAGGACTCGTCGATGGAAACTTCGATGATGCCGTTGGCATCGATCAAGCAGCTTCCCTGCGACATTTTGTTGACGACAAGCCACGCCTGCTTGCGGCCGTCCCAGGTGACGTCCTGCGAAACGTCCTTGCCGATGCCGTGGCCCATCGCGGTCGTGTGATAGGCAAAGGTCTTGCGGATGTTCGCGGCAACGTCCAGGCCCGAGAAGGCGAAGAACAGGTAGCCGTGCCAGCGCTTGGCGACCATGCCGCCCTTGTAGGGAAGGGCGTCATCCCCGACGTAATCAGCGGAGGCGAACTCCGTGATGTCCATCAGGTCGGACCAGCCGGCGTGCGACGTGACCCAGAAGCGGTTGTTGTCGTCCGGCACATCGTTGTTGCCGAGCGTTTCGAACGCTTCGTGGACCTTGGCTTTGGTCAGCCCGGCCGAACCATGCGCGATGGTCGAGGTCGTGGTGTCCATTGCCGTCGTAATCAGCGAATCGGTCTTGCGGCCCAGGGCGGCGGCGCCAGCCT